CAAATATACTTAATTATATTCCCTCTATTGAAGTTTAGCTCATAATCTTTTATAAAGTCTATAACGTCATAGCCTTTACCGTTTTCGTAATGTAAATAAGTTGCTCTCATAGTTTTATTTTATTTAATTCGTTTTGATATGCTTGTGCTGCTTCTTTTTCATCTGTAAATAATCCTAAATGTTTTGCTTCACCGTTTATCCGTATTGATGACCTCCATTTATTACTACTATTTTCCCAATAAACCCCAACATACTTACTTGAACTCTTAACGTGTTTTTTGTTACAATTTTCTCTTTGAGTTATAACTTCAAGATTATACAGATTATTGTTTTTAGGGTTTATATCAATATGGTTCACTACCAATTTATGACCGCAAGGTGTATGCTTAAGAAACGCAATCGCTACTAATTGGTGGATGTTTTTTAATTTTATTTTATTATCTTTATATAAATTCACTCGAAAATATGGCGAACCACATATAGCGCCTTTTAACACCTTTCCCTTTACCTTTCGACCCTTACTAGAAACCCTATCTAAACTTCTAACATTCCCTAAATTACTAACTTGATACAAGCCTTCATATTCTGGTATGTCTTTCCATACTTCAATTCCTAATCTACTTTTTAATTTTGCTATCATTTTGTTTTTGTTTTATAATAAATCTAATATTTTTAAATCTTCTTGTATGTCTTTAATCATTTCTGATGCGTCTTTATAGTCTTGGTTTTCTATTGCTTCAAGAACTATATCTAGGTCATATACAAATCTTATCATTCTGTTCTTAGTTTTAATAAGTGATAGCACTCTGCATATTTTTGACGTGCCTTACCTTTGTATTCTTGTTTAAATAATTCGTACATCTTTTTAGTGTATTGATACTTTGTGTCGCAATCAGCTAAGTATTTTTCTGCAAACTTTTTTCCTTTGCCTTTAAAATAATTAACGTTGTCGGCAGTATCTCCGATTATCATTTGCTCGTAAAAGTTGTATAAGGCTTCGTCCTCGCTTATATCTAAAACTTCTTTATGTTTATAATGGTAATTATACATAAGGCAAGGGAACTGCTTATAGTCTTTGTCAATGCTTACTATCATAACATTATTACGCCCTATTTCGTTTGAGAGTTCAAACCAATATCTTGCAACCATATCATCGGTTTCAATTCCGTAACCCCAAACGCTTTCGTATTGGTCTTTTACGTATTGGTGCATTTCATTTAATAAAGGTGGTAACTCTTGGTTTTTCCTATTGGCTTTGTAATCGCTTGTAATTAGCTTTCTAAAGTTTCCCTTGCTTCCGCTAAACGTTATAACTTTTTCGATAGGGTACATATCCTCCAACTTATTTACTATGCTCATAAATTGCTCATCAAACTTAGCTTGGGCATCTTCTATATTTCGATAGTATTTATCATCTTCTGGGTTCTCACGTTTTTTATAACAAGCTGCAAATATTAAACTATCTGCATCAACTAATAAAATCATTCTATATCTAAATTAAAGCACTCGGTTGAACAATAATAATCTCCGTTTGTTTCTGAACCACAACAAGCACACTCTGTCTTTATATCTGGTTCATCTATATAACTATCTAACCAATTCATATATCGTATTTTTTTAAATCGTTTTGTAAGTGTTCTATTTGTTCTTTCATTTGTAAAAGTTGTTTGTTTTTATCAGCTCTTAACATTGCGAAGCGTTTTTTTAAAACTTCATTCTCCACATTTAAACCGTTTACATATTGCCCTATCTCTGTCATACCTTGTATAAAGTTTCTTAGTTCTTTATTTGCAGGTTTTTGTTTGCTCCACTCCATAACTTTGTCAGCTATGTGATTAAACCAGAGGTTGTATGATTGTTTTTGTAGTAACGTCATTATCTTGCTCCGTATATGTAACCCGATACAAAAGCTACGAAAATTAAAAATGCAATTAAAATATTAAAATTACGTTTTTTGTTTTCTTCTATTAAATCATTTAAATCTTGTAATTCTTTAGGCGTATATACTTCAATACGGTTTCCTTTAGTTTCAATGTGTAATCCTGTTTTTGTCTTTTTCATAATGTTTTGTTTTGTTTGTTATTGTTGGTACAAATATACAACTAAATAAACGTTATAAACAAATAATTAACTATTTTTTTTATTTATTTTTTCTTTTATATCAAAATAACTATCCCAAACCCCTGTTTTATTTTCTTCGTTTAGGTTAATTATTGCAGCATCTTTCTCATCCAACAGATAACAAGGTTTTAAAACTTTCTTTTTAGTCCATAGCGTTGTATCTGGACAATAGATATCTTTAGTTTTTAATTCTTTTAAATTATTTAACCAAAACATATAATTTCCTTTAGGGTCATTCACTAAGTAAAGAGCGACTTTACCTGTTTTGATTAACTTATCGTGTTTGAATTTTTCTAATATTTTGGTATCATAATAAGTTTTTCTAAATTTCATTTCGATTACGCACTCCTGACCCTTTGGTGTTGTACCTGTTGCATCCCAACTCTCATTCCCTTTCCCTGTGTGAGTTAAGTTCCAACCGTCAAGGTTTAAAAGTGTTACAACTGCCTTTTCCCAATTATGTATTTTCTCTATCATTTAATTTTGTTATATACGTTATCTAAATCTTTTATCCACATTACTAAAATTTTCGGTTTGCAGCTACAAGGCTCATAATATGTATGATTTAAGTAACGTGCGTGAAGCGTACATAAAAGCCTGTATTGTTCTTTTGATAATTTTGTTGTGACGTTTGCTTTAAAATCAATCCAATCTTCTTGGTCTTCTATTCTCATAATTCTATGTCTATATCATTCCACGCTTTTCTGCGTTCATTACATCCACAGTCTTTACCTGTTAATAAACTCCATTTTTTCACTAACCAATGAATACCAGTATAGTAAGTGAAATTGTAAAATAAATCTCCTAATCTCATAAATTATTTTTTATATATTTTTTTGCATTTGTATATGTATTGTAAAGTGAATAATAACTTATTTTTGTGTTTCTACTTAATTCCGCAACACTTACACCCTTTGCGACTATCTCAAATATTTTTTTATCGTACCAATACATTTCGTCTAATATGGTGTCTATTTTGTCACGCTGCTTTGCCCATTCGGTTTCATCAATACCACTTTCTTGTATTTCTTTAAGTTCGTTTATATCTTCTAAATAAACCTTTTTTTGTCTTAAACTAGCTTTGTATAAATTAGTGTAAATACCCCTTAAAACTTTGTAACAATAATAATGGTTTATTTCATCATTATAGTAAAGGTCTAAGCCTTTTTTTACATCAGCATCTAGTTGGATGTACATTTCCATTACAACGTCCTCGCTCATTGATGGGTTGCAACCGAAACTTTTTACAATATTATTCCAGTCGTTATGCTTTTTATATGCGAGTTCAAGAATTTTCATTTATTTATTTTTATTAAAAAGGTGCTTTTATTTGTTCGTTTGGTTTGTGAAACATAGGGCTTTTTGATAATGTGTCTTTGTTTGAATTTTCTATTGGTTTGTTTGGTGTCAATGTTCTTGGTACAAAGTATTCTAAAGGGTCGTATATCTCGCCCACTACAAAAGGCAATCCAAACTCATTTATACTAAAACTAAATGTTTCAAAAGCGTAACCCCTAGAACGTTTGCAGCTAACCGTAATCCATTCCTTATTGACTGTATTTATTTCAAGTTGTATTTGATTTTCTGTCTTTTTTTCTAAGAAGCTGCCTAAATGTCCTGTTGGCTTGTCGCTTCCATAATTACTATGTATTACAGTTATTATATGACAGTCATATTTAGCCGATAATTGCATTATTTTTTGAACACATAAATTTGATTCTTCTAAATTATTCACATCAGAAACTAAATCCGCAACACCATCAATAATAACTAAACCGTTTTTACCTTTGTTTTGTTCTAAACAATGCTCTATAAATTGTAAACGTTCCTTATATCCTATCGTCCTAAGTGCGTAAGTATGATAGCAACCCACCTCTTTGGTGTTACTCATATCTTGAACACGCTTAAAAACTCGTTGAGCGTGCCAATGTCCCTGTTCTGTATCGAAGTGCATTAAACAACGTCCGTCTCTATGACCTTTTAATTGACCGCCAAAATTATTTCCACCACTTAAATAAACCGAAGCTAATAAACTAACAAAAAATGTTTTTTTACTCTTTGGGGGTGCTTGTACAAATGAGAAGTTTCCATAAGTTCCAATCGGAATAGGCATTGTAATATCGCCACCTTTCGCCTGTATAGTTTTTTCTCCTAAACTTAAAGCGGTTGGTGGGTATTCCATAACATCGTTGGTATCAATAGCACATTCTTCGGCTATTAATTCCATCAGCATATTATGTGTGGTTTGTTCTTCTGTTATTTTTTCCATTGTTTTGTATTGTTTTGTTTTTTTTAGTCATTTCTGGCTTCTTCTATTTGTTGTTCCATTAGTTCGGTCAGTTCTTGTATTGCTTCTTCTACAAAATACGCATCTAAATTATTAACATAAATAACATCTTTATTAAGTTTGCAACCATAATCAATATATTCTACTAAAGCATCCATCATCCCCGAATCATAATAATAAACATCTTCGCTTACATTAATATTTTCAGGATTATCGGTTGCAATATAAACAGAATATCCGTCTGCCGTTGATTCTTCATAAATATAAAAATCCTGCAAACCCCATTCATCTGTTAATTTGAAATTAAAATAATTTTCTACTTCTTTTAAATTTTCCATAATTTTTGTTTTTGTAAAGGTAATAAAAAAGGCGGTTATTACACCGCCCTAATTTGTTAAAATGGTAAGTCGCTCGTTTCAGCTTCTTGCACCACTTCTTTGGTTTCTTCACGCTCAGCCTTTACGATGTTTCCATCAGTCCAAACCACTTGACCGTTCCCAATGTAGGTTCTTGGCTTCTTAGCTTCCCTTTCTTCTTGTGTTTGGCTAATCATAATTGATGCGTTATTTCCATAACGTGTTTCATCGTTTACACTCATTGTAAGGTTTATATAAACCGCTCCGTCTTTTCCTGCGATAAACTTCTCCTTTGGTAATTTGTCCACTCTTAATGAATAGTTGATAATTGCTCCCATAATTTTACTTGTTTTTAATTGTTATTATTTATTATTATTTTTAAATGATTCTGATTCATCTTCTCCGAAAACTCCTAATTCGTAAAAACCTGTTAATTTTAAAACTGCTCGGCTCATTGCTCTTTTTTCTGCCATTTCTGGAACATACCAGCTGTTAGTTGAACCATCTTTATAGTTAGCACCTTTTAATGCACTACCAAAAGTTTCAATAGTTGTTGAACCTTTATGGGCTATGGCTTTAAATACTGCAAAATTTGGTTCGCATCTTACTACTTCATAAGTTATTTGAATCTTTGCAACGGCTTGTATTTTTTCAATTCCGCTTCTTGTAATGATTAAGTAGTGTTGATGTTTATACACATCTTCTTTTTCTAGTTTATACTCCCTGTATAACTCTGTTAATTTTTCTTTGTTCATATTATTTGTTTTTGTTGTTAATTTCGTTTTGTGCTTCTAAAAATTCTATTCTTTTTTCTAATGCTTTAATACGTGCATTTAAAAAATCTATTGTGTCTGTTGACGCTGCCCTGTTTACATCTTCTGAATAAGTCATATTTATAATTCTTCAAATATTTCGTAAGGACTGTACAAGTCTAATAAAAATTTTAAATCTACAACCAAACCGTATGGTAAATCCCTAACGTATTTATGGTTTTCCAACTCACTAACAATATAACCAACTAAAGATGGATAAGTAATGTTAGACGCTTCTAATTTGTCTTTGTACTCTGGTTTTAATCTTTCAAATAAATTCATAATGTATTGTTTTAATTAATATTAAGGCAAATATAAAACAAATAATTCAATAAAAAAAATTATAAATAAAAAAAAATAGTTTTAAACAAAAAAAACCACCCTTTTGAGGTGGCTTGATTTGGCTTATTAGCCTATATTAAAACAAAAACAATACTCTACAAATATACGTTAAGTATCTAGTTGTTTAATTAACATTTCATATTTTTCTATTAACATTTCTAAATCTGTATTATCTAGTTTAACGGTTTTATTAGCTTCAATATGTAATTCTTCTGCTAAACCATCATAGTATTTTTCATCTAAATTCTTTGCAAATTTATATTGTTCTCCATATCTAAACACATTGCATCCCGCACATTGTACTTGACAATTTACTGCATCCCATCTAGTAGAATAATGTTTACGGCTTTGAAAGTGTCCGTTTTGAAGTTTTTTCCAATGGTCTTGTTTTCCACAAGTGAAACATTCTGCTATGTCATTAACAGCGTTTCTACGTCTTATATATATACTAAAAACTTTATCTAGTTTATCTACTAATTTTTTTCTAGTTGTTTTTTTTGCCATTTTTGAATAGTTTCCAGATATCTTATCTATTTGTTTTGGTATTTGTTTTTTTATGCCTTTAAGGGCAACAAAAACGTTTAACTAATTAATTAGCTTAACAAAAAATTCAAAGTTATATCTTTTATTTAGAATAAACAAATAAAAAGTTATTTATTTTTTAAAATAATAATTAAATAGTTATTTTTTAAAATGCTTTGTAATCTTTTCTGCCGACCTCATTCCAAAATAACCACCATAAACCAAAAGTAATAAAGAACTAAGTAAGTCAATCCATTCAGGAGCTATTTTAAAGCCGTCTAAAGAACTATCTAATATGATATATACAAATAGTGTAGCGGTTAAAAAAGCAAGCGTTAAAGGTCTTATATTGCGTGTTAAATAACTATCTGTATTATTATCTGAAACCCATCTTTTTGTAGTTTCTTGCATCTCTATTTTATCAAAATTTAATTCTTCTAATAAAAGCTGCTTATCTGTTTCGCTTAGTTTTTCATCTGCTCCAATTTTAGATGCTAAAACCTCTAAGGCTTCAATCCCTGTAACGTTAGAAGCTATTTTTAGTAATTCTGGTGCTACTTCTTTACCTTGTTTTAATAACCAACGTAAGGCATCGCCTACCCTTGTAGTTCCGTTTTGTTCTTTGTATTTAGGCATTGTTCCAACGTGCTTTAATTTTTCTAATATCGTAATGCGTAAAAGTTTGATACATACCTAAACCGCCCTGTAATATTTCGCCTGTTCTCATAAGGTCGTCTAAATAATCATAAGTATCTAAAATAGGGTCAAGTCCTTTAATAATAATATCAGCAGCTTTGCCAAGTAAGTGTTGAGAATTTAAAGAACCGCCTATTGATTTATTATGAGATTCACATCTATAAGCACTATTTATAGTTATAGGTAATGCAACGTTATTACGAACGTATTGTAGTTGATTAGCTAATTTAGTAATATTAACTAAAACATCTTCGGGCATTTCGCACCCGCATTTACAGTCAAATTCACTTTTTTTAAAATTTTCTGTCATTTTTTATTTATATGAGTTTCATATATTTTCTGTGCCGTATATCCTATGGATAATAAAAGCAAAACAATTTTTAATCCGTTTTCTACTTGTGTAAAGCTAACACCAAAAGTGATAGCATTTAAAATTCCTATTTTCAAATCTTGTATTGTCATTACATTTTATTTTCTAAATACGAAATACCATAAAAACTATGTATTCCCTCGCTTTCTAAATCTACGCTATAAGTTTTCCAACCGTATGGGTGACTTTCTAAACCATTCCAAACAACGTCAACGTGATATTTATTACTTAAAATAGGTGCTTTTATTTCCTCCCCATCTTTATTATATTCTCCTTGCTCTAAAACTATATGACCTAGTAATACGATAGCGTGTTTATGTGTTGGGTATTCGTTGCCATCAAAATCTGTATCAAACCCTAAATCTTGTATTTTATCTAAAGCCTGTTCCTTGCTTTTAAACTCGTATTTTCCCGATTTTATCTCCATTATATAGTTGTTAATTGTATTGATTCTGATTCTGTTAATACTCTGTCATAAACTCTTGAATCATAAATATTGCCTTCAAAATGTAAACTTGAAGCATTAGGTGTAGAAAAATTAAATCTATCCATTCCTGTCGGAACTGATGCGCTTGTATCTGTATTAACTAAAAAACCGTTAATATAAGTTTTATATTCGTTAAGTTTAAAAGTTATTAATATTTTACTTCTTTGGTTAAAAGATAATGTATTATAATAAAGAACTCCACCAGATGAATAAGTCATCACTCTTGAATTTGAAGATTCAAAATTAAGCTGAATTTTTTGGTTATCAGTACCATCGCTTAATGATAAAACAGTAGTGCTTGCACTATTTGGGGTATATGCATCAAAAAACAAAGAACCCTCTGAAATATTAAATAAATCAGCATCGCCACCACCATTACATATATCTAAAGTTCTTGTTTGACTTTGGGTACTAGTAGGTATAAAACTTGTAGCAAATTTTTTATTTTCATATTGAGCCCCCCAAATATATAAACCGTCAATTCCATTTCCTGAAAATGTTTGACTTCCATTATCAAACACCGCAACCCGAATAATTGCAGCACTATAACTAAATAAAACTCCTGTAATGGATAATCTATACCAACCATTACCATAATCTTGATATTGAAAATCTCCTATTGGCTGAGTAAGTGTTTGTAATGTGTCTAAATCAAATAATACCTGACCTCTTGTTGTAAAAGGTGCAACGGATTCCGCTAAAAGTAATTCGACTTGACTATACCCCGCTTTTTTAACAAATATTGAGTAAGTCATTGAACTATAACCAACAGTACCACTTGTAATGCTTTGGGCGTGATGGAAAGTATTTGTAGTATTTGGGATTAATTTATCGGCACTTTCTACCCCCTTTGGGCTGACAGTATCATTACTTACAACCGAAGAATTTGCTTTAGACCAGTTTCCCTGATTAAAATCTTCTGAATGTAATTGTAGATTAGTAGATTGAGGTTCTAATAACAAATTAGGACAACTGCTATTTAACCAGTCTATTGTTGGTATTCCGTAAATACTTTCTATTAATCCATTTTCCGCAACCCTACTAGATTCTGTGGCTCTGTAAAAATTAAAGTCTCCGCTACCATCAACAGGTAAAATTGAGTAAACCTTTCCAGATTTATAACCGCTTGGTATAAGTGCTAATTTTGAGTTTTCCATTATCTTTGTGTTATTATCGAGGTACTTGCACAATACCACCATTGACCATTTATTTGAAGTCTAAGTGTTACTGTTTGCCCTTTGTTTATTTCTATTGTTTTATCAAAATCTAAAATAACCGTTTCATATACATTGTTTCCATAAGAACCAGTCTCGCTACCTTTAAAAACTCCGTCAATATAAACACTTAAAGTCAAAGAATTGCCACTTGGAAATTGTCTTGTTGAGTAAGGCAAAGAAGAAATCATAAACTGACTAAAATAAGCGTCATAAGGTACTGGTATTCCACCGTATGCAAAAGGAAACGTTGGTGTTGCACTTGTATCATAAAGCGTCCAAGTATTAGACGCACTAAGATAATGCCGCCAAGTAACGGATATTTTTTCAGTCGTTAAACCTCTGCTAGTATATTCTAGTGATTTAGCCTTTATAAGTTTATTTGTAGAAATCATTTATTTTTGTATTTCAACTTCATTTCGTTATAAAACTGTTTAGCATATTCTTCATTGGCTTTAAGTCCTACATATTTTTTTAAACGATTAATGTTTATTTCTTTTACTTTGTACTTCATAAAACCCATCCGTTAAATACTGTATCTGTATCAGGACTTATGTCATTATCGGTGTTACTTGTGTACTCTGGGAATTTAGAATCATTAAAACATAAATAATCCACAAGTCTAGTACTATAATAATTTGCGTAATCCCTTGCTTTACCTACTAAATAATCGACTTCGTTTTTACTGACATTTTCTGCCGTTTCGCTTGAATGTTTAAACACGCCACCGTTCTTAATTTGATATGCTGCAAATGGAATATAATTAACTTGTGCAAACCATATAAGGGTCGGTTGTATATAATCGCTTACAAGGGCTAAATAATCCCCAGATAAAGTACTATTTTCAATATCCGTACTTATTCGGTTATATAAATCCGTTCCTAATAGGTTTTGTATGTCAATTTCTTGACCTAATTTTATGAACTGAATAAATTTATCAGTATCAACGTTTCCATCTAATATAGAATTGCGTACTAAGTCCGTTCGTGATATAAATAATGCTGTTGCCATTTAGTTTGTAAATTTCATTTTGTTCCAATATTCGGCTGTATAACCTTTATACTTCATATCCTTTGGTGCTACGGGTACTTTTTGAGCGTTTTTAGGCATTTTAAATCCTTTGCTTTTAGCTTGACCGCTTGTTATTTGGCTTTTTTTACCGTCTTTAATTTGATAAGTTTTTCTAAACCATTTGTGATTACACCTTGCACCGCCTTTATATAACCATATAGAATAAGTATCAGCACCGCCTTTACCGAAACCGCTATTCACCGCCTTGTTTCCCATCGCTACGATGTCCTCTTTACGATACACCTTTTTCGCACCTACCATTTTAGAACAAAATTTACGACTTTCTTTTCCTGATTTTTCTGGTGCGTAACTATATCTTACTAAAAATTCAACGCCTTTTTGACTGTCTTGTTTTGACTTACCGTCTTGTGTGCTTTTTGCGTTTGGTTTTGCCGTTCCTGTACTGACAAAATTCCATATCTTAGACAATGTAGTTTCTTCTTGCTCTGGCTCGGTGTTTAAGTCTGTAATAACCTCATCAAGCTCATCGTTTAATTCATAGTCAACTTCGCTTTCATCTACTAAATCATATTCGGCTAGCAGTTCATCTTCGGTTTGCCCTAAGTCAATTAATTCATCAGCGATATTACTTCCTAATTCATCGGGTAAATCCTCGCTAAGTTTAACCCCTGTTTCTTCTTCTCGTGTTTCATCATCCTCAACGTTTTCTAAGTCTGTAAATTCTAACGGTTGCAGCGTTTTAAAGTACAATTTAAGGCTCATTTGATTAAATGCTAATATACTATCAAAAGCATCTATTAAAAGCATCTGAAACGGTCTTATAACGGTGTTGTCCATTAATATACTTGCAGTTTTCAATTCTTCTGCATTATTACCCAAACCGCTTGAATCCTTAATCCCTAAAAGCATAGGAGAAACAACTCTGTGTGATACCATTACTTTTTTAGAACTCTCATCACTTAAAAATTGATATTGTTGGTGTGCTTCGCTTAATTGTATAGGTTCAATAGTTGCAGCACTTTCGGGATTATCATTAAAAGCTAAAATAAATTTCCCCGCATTACTAGAACCGCTAAACTTAGAATAAATACGGTTTTCTAAGGCTTGACGTTCTTCTGCATTTGGTGTACCGTTGTTAAAATTAATCAGCATTGACGGTGCTAAACCGTTCAGGATATTGTTTAAATGGTAGTTCGAGATTTCCTGTTCAAGCTCTGCATATTGAAGTCCTCCCGCATAATCTGGACTTGAATAATATTTATATCCTGCCCTGTAAGGTTTTACATAAATAATCTCAATATTTTCTTTACTACTTCCAAAAGATGGTATTCTAGTAGTGTGTCCTACGTTCTTAACCTTAGACCAATCATCAGCATAATAATACGCTTCTATTTCGCCTTTTTCGTTACATTTTTCGGCTCTTAAATTTTCAACAGGTATATGTTCAACTTGTGCAATAGTTTTTCTATCTTTAGAGTAAATAATTTGCATTGAACATTGACCCATTAATTTAAGGTCATAGCATAATTTACGAACCATATCTTTATGGCAAATAGAAATCATTTTAGCGTATTGGTCAGGCTTTTTATTTGAATTTAAAGCATCCAAACCACGTCCGTAAATCATTTCGCTAATTCCGTTTATTATAGCGTTGTTTGTTGGGCTACCATTGTAACGGTCAATTAAGTACTTAAAATAATTATTATCAGCACCATAAGATACCCAGTCTTTGTTTGACTTCTCAACAATATCTGGTGTTGTGTAAGTACTTAAATTTACTATTCTTAAATCGTTCATATTTATATTATTATAAATTCGTTATCCGAACTTTCTTCACTTATATATTGGTCTTTATTAACACTATAATATTCATCATTATTTTGGTTAATAGCTTGGTCAGTACAAAAAATCTTATCTTTATAAATTATATTGTTTAAATAACTAACTTGTAAAATATAAAAATCGCTTTCAGTTAAAGCACCAAAAACCGCATCAAAAGAAATATAATTACCGTCAATAACCGATGTAGAATCAACTGTAATACTTTTATTTGTACTTTCGCTTGTTAATTTTAGGTTCAATGTACCTACCGTAAATTCTCTAGGAATTATTTTAAAGGTTTTGTTTCCGCTTGTGTTAATTAACTTCATATTAATATATAAATAAAAAACAAATATTTTGTATAGTATAGATATAAAAAAAGGGCTATCCGTTAAGATAACCCTAATTTATAAGTAAAAGTACTAATTATGCAGTTGGATCAATTTGAACCACCGAAGCATCGTCAGTAATTACAATAGGCGTTACAAAGTAAGGCGGTGCGGTTTCTTGTGCGTTCACCGTTAATGTATATCCTGTCAAATCTCCCATTGCAGCTCCTGTAACGATTGTACCACCGTTTACATCGCCACCATTTTCAAGTCCTACTAAAAAGAAATTACCGTTATAATCTTCAACTGCAACGTGTGGGCGTGCGTGTGCGATTAATTTAAGTTCTTCTTGTGTAGCTTTGTCTTGAAAGGTCAAAGTCATATTTAATGTTGTATCATAGAAAGTCGTTCCGTTTTCTCGGCTTGAAGTGATAGCAGTTTCCATTGAACTGTTACCTTTTACATCAAACTGAAACCACGTTGGCGTACCAGATAATCCAGTGATTTCTCCCGCTACGATTGTTGCATCTCCTAAAGTTCCGTAATCTGCAAAGTAGATAGTTTTAATACCACCAACTGCCGATTTACAAGGCACTTTACGTCCGCTTGTTATTAAGCATCCCATATTTTTAAAGTTTTTTTAAATAAAAAAGGGTAGGCAGAACCCACCCCTTTAAATTTGATTAGTTAATTATTATACTGTTTTTCTGTAAACGATGTCAGCAACTTGTGCATACTGAACACCAGCAGTAAATCTCATTACTACACGAACATTCTGTGAACCGTCATTTTCTGCCATATCAATCACTCTAACTTCGTTCAAGTCGTTTAATAGACCAGTTCCAAAGAATAAGTTTGATTTTTCAGCTGCAATGATTGTTCCTGATGCTGCTCCTCTAATTGCTACTAATTGGATGCCGTCAAAAAATAAGTTTCCTAAAACTTGGTTGTTTCCTTTGCCCTCAAATCCATTAGCTCCCTCGCCTTGTGCTGCGAAACCGCCTAAAGCACGAGTATAAGCTCTAACTACGTCAGATGCTGCATAAAGATATAAATCTTCTGAACCATATACTGCCGTTGGAATAGCATCTACAACCGCACCTAATTCAGCTACTACGTTTGCAGGCGTGATTGCTGCTCCTGTTAAATATTGTTCCAATGGTAAGAGTACATCTGTATCTAATTTAGTTGCAAAACCATCAAACTGTCCGCTTGTTGCAGTTGAACCACTCCAAATATTTTTCTCTGTTCTGTCTGCTACTTTAGACGCTACGTGACCGATTACGAAATCAGCGAAACTTGGTGCTAAACTATCAAAAGCACTAAAGCCCATTTGTTCAGCTTCCCACGAATCGTGCAAATCTTTTTTACAAATATCAAGGTTTACTTGAAATTCCTCTGGTTGTAGGATAGCTTCTGTTAAAGTTAGCGTTCCTTGTCCTGTTTGGAAGTCGCAAGATGCATCTTTTACGATGTCGTCAGTTGCAGCTTTCTGAATTACAGATTTGAATTTTACATTAGGCATTACGGTGATTAAACCTTTATCCAATGTGTCAGCAGATAATAAAGCAGCAGCAATATATTTGCCACTAAATTCCCCTGCGTAAGTTGTTGTTAATGATACACTCATTTTATTTAATTTTTAGTTGTTATTAATTATTTAGTTTTGCCATTACTCGGTCAATAGTGGTACTTTTTCTGTTTTTAGAAACACTAAATTTCGAGATTACTTTTTTAGCTTCTGGATTTGATACTATTGGCGTTGTGCTTGGCTCATTTAATTCAGCTTGTACTTCAACAGGAACTTCGTTTAACTCAACTTTTTCGTGTTTAGCTAATTCCTCTGTTAAAATGTTTCCTAAATCCTCGCTTAAATCTTCCTTTGGCTCTAGCATTGCTTTGATTTCTTCAATCATATCTTTTACCTCTGCTAATTCTTCTTTAGTAGCATAGCCCAAAGATTCTTTTTCTTCTTCGTCCGCTGCTTCAACTTCCTCAACTTCTTCCGTTTCTTCTTCGGCTTCGGCTTCTTTGATTTCAGAGATAACTCCGTCCTCAACTACTACTAATAATTTACCATCTTCCAAAGTGTATTCGCCAACAGGCAACGCCACTTTTTCATCTTCTGTAACGATAAATACCTCTACTCCACTTTCAAAAGAATCGGCTTCAATAACCGTTCCGTTTTCAAGTTTCGTTTGTTCTAGCTTAACTTCTTCGTTAAGATTTAGAACATTTTTAATTTGTTCAATTACTTTGTTTGATTTCATACTTATATATAATTTAGATTAATTTAATTTGTATTTTCGTTATGCTTTTTTCTGAATTATAAACCATTCTACGCCATTACTCCAAACTTGTATGCCCTCGTATGGCTTGTTTATTAAATAGTCATTTGTTGAGCCGTCTAAGGTCTGTCCGTTTATTGGTGTCAATTCAACGTGTGTATTTGTAGTAAAACCTCCATTCGATATAAACCTTAAAACTCTATTTGTATTTATTGGAAGCGTTGCATCTGGTAAATTTAAAACCGCCACTTGAACCCCACCGCTTGGATTG